AGTCCGGCTGCCAGCTTCTTCTGGTAGCTCCCTGATATCCCCGATAGAAATGACATGATCACCCTCCTATGAACACATTTCCGCTCCCTGTCGTGTGCGTTCCACCTTTACCGCAGCTCTGGCATGTTGTGGCGTCACCAATGCGAACAGCCGCCCGCCCGTTGACGAATACCGTCCCCGAGCCGCCTGTGGTAGCAAACGTGCCACCATGCGGGCAGTTGCATGGGCCCGTATCGCCTTTCCGATGCGCTCCCAATCCGTTGATGAACACATCTCCGGACACCACGGCATTTGTCCCCGTTCGGCTATGCGGGCAGTCCGGTAAGCCCAAATCACACGTTCCGGTTTCTTGATCTCCTTTTCTTGCTGCCGCCGGCATTGCTTCCACCTCCCGTACCCAAGTTGGGCACAATCAGTTCAAATTGATGGTTGCTCCCTTGATAATGATGGCACCCGTCACATTTACCGTCAGCGTGGAGCTTCCACGGTCGTACTCGATATACGATCCATCTGCAAAGTCCAGCCGCATCACGTCCGCGCTGGCGGCCTGTGGCGGCTGCTTGTCGGTAAAATATGACCCAAGTATCCAGCCGGTTGAAAAATTCTTGTCGTTGTTGGCAAAAAGGCAAACCGCTTGGTCGCCGATGTCCGGCACCCAGTAGTCTTTATTTTTCCCGCTGAACCGATGCATGATGTGGAGTTCCGGGCTGCTCGTGCTGTCCTTGTCGTCAAACGTCACGCGTGCTGTATCACGTTCAGGATACACCGCTGAAACAGTTCCTGTCCGCACCATACCGCGCAAGGCCCGTTCTACGTCAGTAGCCATCAATAACCCTCCTCAGTTCAATCTTTGTGGTATAGCCATTCCCGATATCATGCGTGCTGCGCGTGATCAGGTACTTGCCATCGTAGTTGTGCCATCCATGGAGCTGGACGGTGTTGCTGGCGAGTAGGGCAAAATTCCCCATCATGGTCAGTGACACAGAAACCTCTTCCAGATTCTTTTCGTGGAGCTTCTTCTTCGCCAATTTCTCTGCTGCTTCCAGCGAATCCACTTTCTCGTTCACCTGAAGCGTCTGCCCCTCTTTCCGGTTCGGATCCGTGAATGTGTATTCGATCAACTCGTCTTTTTGCGAGTGCTTGTACTTGACATGGCACGCTTTGTAGATGTCATGGATGGTTGTGCGGCAGTCGAAGGACAATACTTGGTTCTTCCATATCTCCATGACGGGATCCGCTTGCTCGTACTTCGCAATGTCGAAGACTACGATCTTCTCGTCCGTAACTTTTAGCGCCAGGCCGGCATCTTTGCAAAGCTTCTGGAGAAAAGACAGGTCCGTTTGCTCCGACTGCTCGGCACGCTCCTGGATGGGATCGTCATCCGCATCGTAATAGCTTTCCATCCCGGCGCCATCGGCCACATCCTTGATAATCTGCGACAGCTTCACCTTTTCCCATGCCCGCGTTTTCTCGACGCTGCGCAGGTTGGACGAATTCGGTATGGATATTAGCTTGATCTTCGCCTCGTTCGGCGGGCCAGTATTCGTGATTTCGTCAACCTCGAATTTCCCAAGCGGGAGCGTGCGGTTATCGCCGGACGCTTCCCAATCGCCTACGCCAAGCGTGACAGTCATGATTGCCCCGCGGTCCGGCATCCAGCCGCCCTGCCAGAGTTCCTCTCGATCCTCCAGGGTTATTTCTGCGCTGTCTGCCTCGCCGCTCAGTACCTCCCGCACTGAAAAAGACTTTAGGAAGCCCGCCAGATCTGCCGAGATGTCTTTCCCGTCGTACATGCAGTAGACAGCTGCTGTCCTCGCTTTCATCCTATCGCCTCCATGGTGGCAAGGTGGATATCGTCTCTCCTGCCGGTATCTCCGGAACTGTCAAGACTACCCCCGCCGAAAATATCGCCACGTTTACATAGGCACGGTTGGCGTTCATCAGCTTTGCCACATAGTCGCAGGAGCCCATTTGCTCGTAAGCAATCAAATCCCATGTATCACCGCTCTTGGTCGTGTACTCACTCAAAAGCCAGCCGCCCCCTTTCTCGCTTGTAGGCTTCCATCTGCTCGGCAAAGGACTTCTGCACCTTGCGTCCAGCGTCTAAAACGGCCTGGCGCACCCTGTGCGGCTCTTCCTGCCCGTAAAAGTTCAGCGTAATGTTGATGGGAGGCGGCTCTATCGTTCCAGCGTTGCCTCGCTCTCGCCCTTCATCTGGCCGGATTATTGTCCGCTGCCCGCTTTCGCGTATGGCCTCCACAGGCGGCGGCTCTGCCGGGCGGTATTCTTCCACGGCCGTCCTCGTCACGGCCTTTGGCGCTTGTGGCCGGATCTGGTTCACGGTCCTTGCATACGATGGGACTGCCTGGTAGCCTACATTCTCATCCTTGTCGCCACCGACCCCCAGTATTCTGCCTGCCATGCGCCATAATCCTATCGCCCTCGCAGAGCCGTCCAACGGTATGGCTGCCTCGTCGCTCTCTTCGGCAAATGTCGTAAGGAATGCGCCCTTGCGGTAGATGCCGCCGCGGGCATTGCTGTCCACCTCGACTTCTTCTCCACCGCCGCCACCACCGCTGCCCAGGCCAGAAATGGCACTCGCGGCCGACCTAACAGCTGAAACGATGTTTTGGATGGTGCCGACAATTGCGCCGCCCACGGCCGACGCAATACCGGCCATGGCGTTGAATGCGGCAGAAACAGCGTTGCTTGCGCCGTCCCACGCCGCACTCCAGTCACCGGCCAAGACGCCCGTGATTGCCTCTACAACCCCGGCAATGATACCGATCAGTCCCGTGATGATAGACGCGATGACGTTCACCGCCATCGTTACCGCCCCAACAGCGACCTCGGCAAACACAATGAACGCCCCAATCAGGACGCCGCCCAGGACCTGGGCCACAGCTCCAATGGCTGACAGCAAGGTGTTGAACGCCCCGCTGTTTGCGGCCACGGCTGCGCCGATTGTCGCAAACGCCGACATGATAGTTGCTCCCAGAGCCGCCAGCTGCGGCCCCAGCACTGCTACCAGCTGGCCGAATACCATCTGCAGGTTCGTCAAAGCTGGTTGTATCATCATCCATGCATTCGAGAATGCCGCTGTGATCTGATTCCAGAGGCCCATGAAAAAAGGCCCTACCATCGACCAGTTCGAGTAAATCAAGTAGGCTGCCCCCGCTATGGCAATCAAAGCAATGCCGAGCGGTGAGAACATCGCCGCCACAGACGCGCGTCCTACTGACAGGATTGCTGTCCCCAGCACCCTGAACGCCGCTCCTGCGGTTTGCAGCGCCCCTGCCAGGCTGAAACTGCGCACCATCGCCAGGACGGCACGGGCCGCGTTCCCCGCGCCGCTGGCAATCATGCGAGCATTGCTGACTACGGCCGCTGCCGCCGCCTTCATGACGGATATACACCCAGCCCTGAAGCTCACCAATGCCGACATCGCAGATGACACACCACCTCGAATACCTGTATTGATTGCCTGCCCGACCTCTGCCCACGTAATGGCTCGCAGCTGAGTGAATACCGCCATGGCTCTTGCACCAAACGCCCGGTACATCTCACCATTCAGCAGCGGCCTGAGCGCGGTCAATGCTCGTCCCGCTCCTTCTGTCGCCGCCTTGAAGAGGCCCTGTACGATGACATTGTTCTTCATCGCCAGATACAGCCCCATGGCTTCCGCCCGTGCATATCCATATACAGCGGCAAGTATCTGCACGCCTCTCGCGCCAATCATAACCCCTGCTGCGGCTGCTCCAATCGAGCCAAGCCCGGCCACAATCCCTTCGTGTGCCTTTACCCAGCTGGACGCTGCAGCGGCCATTGACGACATGCCTTTCAGGGCCGTCGTCAGCGCTGGTAAAAAGACATTGCCGACAGATATGCCAAGCCCTTCCATGGCCGACTTTAGCTGGATGAGCGCGCCCTTTGCGTTGTTCATCATGGTTTCAGCCATCTTTTGGGCTTCGCCATCACAGTTTTCCATCTGGTCGACCAGATCATTAAAAGTCTCCGGGCCTGCATCCAAGACGGCCAGCCACCCTGTGGCGGCTTCCGTGCCGAATATCATCTTGAGTGTAGCCAGTTTTTCCTCTTGTCCCAGGTCTGCTGTCTTGTCCCTCAGTTCCGTCAGGATTGCGGACATCTTACGCGGGCCGTTCGTATCCGACATGCTGATTCCCAGCGATTCCAGGGCTGCTTTGGTTTCCTGCTGCTGTGCCGTGATGTCCGACATGGACATGCCGAGTTCCTGCATGGCCTTTGTGGCCTGCTTTGGCGGCCCAGCCAAGCGCAGGAAGCCCGAGCGTAATGCCGTACCGGCCTGGCTTGCTTTAATGCCGCTGTTCGCCATCAAACCGGCAAGTGCTGCCGTCTCTTCCATCGACGCGCCAAACGCTTTTGCAACCGGCGCGGCGTACTTCATTGTTTCACCGAGCATTTCCACATTGGTATTCGTGCGTGTAACGGTCACGGCGAAGACATCGGCTATGTGGCCCGCTTGATCGGCAGAAAGCCCGAAGGCGGTCAGGTCATCCGAAACGATATCCGCTGTACGGGCAAGGTCTGTGCCGCCCGCCGCAGCCAAAGCCAAGAGGCCGGGCATGCCCGCAATAATCTGGTTGGCGTTCCAGCCAGCCATACCCAAGTAGCTCATTGCGTCAGCTGCCTGCGTCGCAGAAAACTGCGTCGTTTCGCCGAGCATGCGCGCGTTCTCTGTCAGCGCTTG